AAGAAGGGAAGAAGGCAATCTAGGGAAGCTGTGGAAGCCTAGGAAGGCTTGCTAGGCATCCTGTGGAAGGATGGAAAGCTGGGAAGCTGTGCTGGGCATCTGTGGCATCTGTGGCAAGCTGGGGAAGGATGGAAGGCACAGGAAACTTAAAGAAGGAAGGCAAGCTAGGAAGGAAGCCGGGGAAGCTGTGCCATATAATGGAAGGGATCACAGCATACTATATATAGTGGTATGATACCACAGTATAATACTATATATAGATATAATACTATATGTAGTAGTATGGAAGAGATGTAATACACTATATATAGTGGTCTAGCTGGCTGGCTGGGGAAAGGTGAGGAAGCTGGGCGGTGCAGTTAGCATCTGCTAACTGACCAGATCGGCAGTGTGGCTGGCTAGTTAGCGTGTGCTAACTGTGCGATCCTGTGCCTAGGCTGGCTTCCATGCTGTCAAGCTGTGGAATCCCTATGCTGTCAAGCTGTGCTGTCAAGCTGTGGCAGATCGGCAGAAAAAGCAGGAAACGTGGGAAAAAATAGCCATATCACGGTTGACTATACATCAACCGTATATCGACATCCGATATATCGGGGTACGATACTATGCGAGGCGGGGTATATTTTTTTGAGGTAGGCTTTACCTTAGGATGACCTCACCCCCAGATTTTGCCCTCAAAACCCATGGCTCACACCACGGTGATCGCCAGAACGCTCTCTGAGGCCCTTGAAGGGGGGTAGAAGCCCTGTTTCGACCTTGGGTAAGGTATTTATACCCCCGGAGGCAAAAACCGATTGTAGGGCCACTCAGAGCCTCCAGCGCAATATGTGGTATCCGGGGCCTCTGCCAACCACAACATATGGTGTTCCCCCGGCCCCTACTTTACTCCACTAAAGTGCGCCGCAGCGCTGACAGGACACCTTCCCTCACCGAGGCTCCCGGTTCTCCCCTCTCCTCCCCCGGAGTTAGACATCTCTAACCGCATCATTTTCGCATCATTTTGACGGTCTGATCGAGGGTGATGCTGAAAAAATGCCCAGATTTAGGGAAAAATACCCTCTTCCTTCCCCTATTCCCTTCTTCCTCTTCTCCCCTTCCCCCGTATACCCCTATTCTCTTATTCTCTTATAACCTATACCCTAACTATGTCTCGCTTTTTCTCCCTTTACTTTTATTCTTTTATTTCTCTTTTATTTATTATTATATATATAGGGCATAGATAGATCGGGCCTCGACCCCGTTTTCACCCATTTTGATGCTCATGTACATTGTTCCGGGTGTGGCCATTGTTCCGATGCCGCTGTTTCGTGCAAATGTCACATTTTTTGACCGCAAAAACGGTGCATATGTCAAAATTTGGGCGATTTTCACCGGGGTGCGGCCCATTTTTCACCGCCCGGAACCCACGATAGGGAATTTTCGCCCCTCATCGGGTATAATCTGTTCCCCATCGCCGCAGATCATCCCTGTGCGGGTATAAAAAGACCCCGGTCAGCTGCAAGCCGCCGGGGAAAGAAAGGAGGTGAGCCGGGGAAAGAACATGAAAACCCTTTGCTCACCCTGATTCTACCACATTCCGCTCCTCTCCGGGGCTTGTTCATAGTTTGTTCACAAAAAGGGATACGGATGTCGCACCTTGTCCGCATTTGTCGCACTTGCGTATGGTTGATATATAGATTATTATATACTTGCGAAAGTGGAGACCGGCAATCCTCTTTCGTGCCTCGCATCCTCCTTCTCGATGAGAGAGCGGTTCTGCCTGACGAGGGCGGCGCTGCTCTCTTCTCGTTTTTGGGAGCCGGGGCATCTTATGAGAACAGGAGGCGTAGCGAGGTTGACCAAGAAGAAGGCGAAGCCTGAGGAAACGGGCCTGACCACCACCAGCGGCTTGACAGAGAACCAGCAAAAGGCAGCTGAACTCTGGGCGCTTGGCAAAACGGATGGCACGGCTGTGAAGACGAAGTCGGAGTTGGCTGACCTACTCGGCATCTCCCCACCTTCTGTTACCCTTTATTTCAAGAGCGAGAAGTTCATGGCAGAGGTTGACCGCCTGTTGAAGGAGTCGGCCCGTGAGAACAAGAGAGCCATGACCCGGTATGTCCCGGAGGCTATCGATGCTCTTGTGCGAGATATGCGTGGCGCTCCCTCGGCCCGTGACCGTATTACCGCCGCCAGAGCGATCCTTGAGATGGCTGGCATGAACGATAAGACGGTGAACGTGAACGTGAACGGTGAGATCGGCGTTGTGCGGGGCGGGTTTGGCAAGGATGCCCTCGCTGCCGCCGCTGACATCATCGATACGGAGTACACCATCCTCTCCAGCGATGACCCGGACGAGGTGAGTCCTGATGCCATCGTTTGAGGAAATCTGTGCCCGGTACGAAGTCAACCCGCAGGATGTGGTCTACTGCTTCACCCTGTCGGATGGCACGTACCGTCTCATCATGAAGGACGGGTTCAACCCTGTCTACTCGGTTCTCTGGGACGATGACTCAGACATCCAGATAAGCTTTGGAGGCCGTGGCTCCGGGAAGTCGAATGACATGAGCCGCCGCATCGTGGCAACCAACTACGCCGGTCACAACTGGCTGGTCACACGATACTTCAAGGTTGACCTCAAGATGTCCTGCTTCAACGAGATCCTGTCCGTCATTGATGATTGGGGCCTGACCGCCGAGTATACGGTGGACAAGACCACGTTGACCATCACTTGCAAGCATAACGGTCGGCAGATTATTTTCGGCGCTCTTGAGGAACCGAGGCGCTTGAAGTCCATCAAGCCTAAGGTGGGCGTGTTGACCGATATCTTCATGGAGGAAGCGGACGAGTGTCCCAACTTGGCCTCCTTTGGAATGCTTCAAGCCTGTCTTCGTGGTATCGACAAAGAAGCGGCGAAACGGGGCCTCCCCCAGCCGCACAAGCGTGTTGTCCTCGCCTTCAACCCGATCCTGCCTACGCATTGGATGCATGAGTACTTCTTCAAGCCGCTCTGGAAGCACCCGGATGTGAAGTCGGTCGAGGAACTCAAAAAGCTGAAGCTGAAGGACAAGGTGGCGAAGGGCGTGGTCGATGGCCTCAAGGTCACGATGCTCAAGACCACCTACGTGGACAACAAGTTCCTGACCGAGGAAGACATCCGTCAGCGTGAGTCCGCAACCGGGCAGCGTATGTGGGTGGACACCCTCGGCAATCAGGGCGTTATCGGCAAGACCGTGTTCATCGAGGGAGTTCATTGGTACGCCGCCGACATCAGACGGCTCACCAAGGAAGGCAAGACCCCGGTCTTCGACAATATCCGTCAGGGCGTGGACTTCGGTTATGTCAACCCCTGTGCGTTCATCAAGCTTCACCTCGACACCCGCCAACACAAGATATGGGTGCTGGAGGAGTACTACATCAAGCAAGTCACAACGGATGTCTTCGCCCAAGCGATCAAGGACAGGGCCGAGGGCCACGTTGTGTTTTGTGACTACGCCGAGCCTGACCGCATCACCACTCTGAAGAAATTCGGCATTGCCGCAGACCGATGCAAGAAGGGCAAGGCGAAAGGCACGAAACAGGCCGTCACCCGCCGTATCGATTGGCTGCATGATTATGAGATCATTGTGGACAGCCGATGCACGAATCTCATCGAGGAACTGAAGATGTACTCATGGGAGGAGGATGCGATGGGCAACCGGCTGGAGATACCGAAGAAGGAGTATGACCACGGCATCGATGCTATGTCCTACGCCCTCGGTTATGACATCTTCGCTGGAAACAAATTTGAGGCATCAGGTTTTCGCCTCATCGACATTTAAGGAGAACAGATGGCCTACAACGAGATTTATATGTCCGCAGAGGATGTGGAGCGGATTGACGGGTCGAACATCAAGCAAGTCTTCCAGAAGTTTGAGCCGACCCTCGCTCTTCGCCGCAAACTCTACACGTACTATGAGCGGGAGCAGCAGACGATTGACAACATCGACAACCCGACCACGGCGCTCGTCTTCTCCCCCGTTGCCCGGTACGCCACGAACATCGCCGCCGGTTACTTCATCGGCAAGCCTTGCAAGTACTACTCCCGTGTGACCACTACTGTCCGCACGGTCGAGATGCTGAACGGGCAGAAGCGTTCCGTGTTTGAGAAGAAGGTGGTCAAGGATGGCGAGACCGAGGAGGACGAGATTTCCATCAACGCCTACCTCGACACCTACAACGCCGTCCTTCGCCAGAACCACTCCGATGAGGAGGACATCGCTCTGGCACGTGACACGCTCATCCACCGCACCGCCTTTGAGCGGGTGTACATCATCCGGGACAAGAACGGGAAGCCCAGCATCCGCTTCAAGAGCGTTGACCCGAAGAAGGCCGTCCTCATCAAGGACAACACCATCGAGCGCAACCCGGTGGCGTTCCTGTGCCGGGAGCAGCTGACCGACCCCGTGACGAACACGCTGTGCGAACAGTATGAACTCATCACGGCGAAGCGGCACATCTTCTACAAGTTCTTCTCGGACAATCTGGTGAACCTCCCGGTCGGGGCCGATTCCAACATCGCCGTCATCCCCGGTGAGCAGAAGTACGTTGAGTACCCGGCATCGGACGAGGAGATCAACCTTCTGAAGCTGGTCGGCATCCCGGTCATCGAGTACCCCATGCCTGAGGGCAAAGGGTTCTATGAGGATGTCATCCCGCTCATGAACGCCCGTGATGCTCTCATCAACAACCTACGCAACACGTTCAAGTACAACGATGATGCGATCCTGCTGATGATTGGCTACATGAAGCCGCAGACGGACGAGGAAGCACAGCAGATCAAGGCCAGCATCGAAGACCTCAAGACCCTGTGGCTCGGCGAGGACAACGATGTCAAGTGGCTGCTCAAGGATGTGCCCATCGACTCCGTGCGTGGCTACTTTGAGATCCTGACCAATGACATCTTCGGTATGCTCGGCATCAAGAACCCGGTGCGGCAATCCGAAGTTTACCAGAACATCACCACCGTCCGCTATCAGAACTACGGCATGGACAACACCGTGCTGGGCCTTGAGCGCACGTTTGAGAAGTCTTTGCTACAGGGCAGAGCGCAGATCATCACGGCAATCCTCAACTTCATGCACAAGACCGATTGGGATTGGGAGAAGCTGGATGTCACGTTTGACCGCAACCTTCCGTCCTCCCGTTCCGAAGAGGCCCAGTTCATCGCCCAGATGAAGTCTGCCGACATTATGAGTGACAAGGACATCCTCGACCAAGTCCAGTTCGTGGATGACTCTGCCGCCGCCGTGAAGCGCAAGCTGGAGCAGGACGAGAGGGAAGCGAAGCTGTTGGCCCAGACCACACTCCGGGCAAGCCGCAACAGCGCCGCTGAGAACACCGATGACAGACTCATGACAGGAGAGACCGAGGATGGCGTTGAACGAGGAGACGGGCGTTTACGGGAAGAGCGACAGACTAACCGCTAACGTACTGGAAACAACGGCACGGAGATTCAATACCGCACGGAGGAAAGTAAACGGGCTTGCCGATTTTGACCGCCTCAACGTGCTTCTCCGTGCCGTCTATCAGGAAGCGTACTGGGATATGCAACAGCTTATGAAGGACATAGGCCGCTCCCAGTACGATGACCTGACGGATGCGAAGAAGCGCCGGGAGCGGTTTGAGGACATCTTCCTGCTGGTGCTGTTCGATGAGTCCGACCCCATTACCGGGTACATTCTCGGCAACGAGGTGGAGCGGAAGCGGGAGCGGCTCTATGAGCAAGTGGTCTCCATCAAGTCGCACAAGACTCCGACACAGCAAGTCGGGAACACAGAGACGGACTACGGGGACACCATCGTGCCTTCGCAGGACATTGAAATCCGCAAGGCGTTTGACCGGGCGTACAACCTTTGGTCGCACATGGTGCAGGAATACTCCGTCAGGGCCGTGGATGTGGCCCGGCTCATGGCGTTTGAGGATATGGGCATCGAGAAGGTGCGCTGGAACGCTGAGATCGATGACAAGGTCTGTGATGAGTGCCTGTCCCGGCACGGTCGCAAGTATCTCCTTCACCGAGTCCCGGCGAAGCCGCATTGGAACTGCCGGTGCTGGCTGACCCCGGTCATCGAAAAGAAATAACTGATTAGCCATCATGGCTCAAACGGTAGAGCAACTGCCTTGTAAGCAGAAAGTTAGGGGTTCGATTCCTCTTGATGGCTCCAATGGTAAACCGCCGCCTACGGGCGGCTTTTACATATCGTCAGAGAAGACGGAAATCCCACCATATTGTCAGAGAAGACATTAAAACCCGAAGCTTATAGTCAGAGAAGACTCTAAAACCCGAAAGGAAAAACAAATGGCAAAACTCGACACTTCGTCTATCGCCGGTTATGCGGAGATGACCCCCGAACAGAAGGTAGCGGCGCTGGAGTCCCTTACGGTTCCCGATGCTGTTGACCTCTCTCAGTATGTCCCTAAGGCAACCTTCGACAAGAAGGCATCCGAGTCCGCAGACTACTCCCGTCAGCTGAAGGCCCTCAAGGATGCTTCCCTCACAGAGGAGGAGCGTTTCAAGGCCGAAAAAGCAGAGTTTGAGAAGCAGAAGGCCGACTTCGCATTCCGTTCCAACGGTGCGCTCGTCCGTGGCATCTTCGGCTCCGCTGGTCTGAAGCCTGAGGAGTACTCTGGTCTCGACATCGACCACTTTTCCGATGAGGCAGCCGCCAAGCAGTTTGCTGACGGCGTTGTCTCCCTCTTGACAGCCCGTAGCGCCGTGGCAGAGCAGAAGGCACGAAATGACCTCCTGACCGCCTCCAAGTCCCCTGTGGCTGGCGCTGCCCCTGATGCTGTGTCCGCACTCCGTAGCGAGTACAAGGATGCACAAGCCAAAGGAGACAATCTCAAGATGGTCACCCTCATCCGTAGAGCCGCCGAGATGGGAGTGTCACTCTAAAAACAAAATTCACAAGGAGAAACAACAATGGCTGTTGAAAACGTAACCTCTTTCGCAGTACTGAACTATGCTGGTCTGCTCTACACCAAGAGCAATAAGCGTACCCCCATCCTCAACTCCATCGGCGCTCCCAAGTACACCGATCACGTTGAGTTCCCCGTGTCTCTGGAGTATTCCCTCGGCAGCGCTGCCCAGCCCGCCATCTCCGAGACCGCTTCTCTGACCGCTCCTGATGCCTCCCGGTTCACCCGGACTCAGGCGAAGAACGTGTGCCAGATCTTCCACCGTGCCATCACCATCTCCTATGCCAAGATGAGCAACATGGGGACGATGAGCGGCATCAACATCGCCCGTGATGTGCCCAACCCCGCCAACGAGAAGGACTTCCAGATCGCTCGGCAGATGGAAGCCATCGCCAATGACATCGAGTACACCTTCACCAAGGGCGTGTACAACCTCGCCACCAGCGATGCGACCATCAACAAGAGCAAGGGCCTGATGAACGCCATCAGCACCAACGTGGTCACCTACGCCACCGCCACCGGCTGGACGAAGGCTGACCTGATCTCCCTGTTCAAGTCCATCTATGACAACGGCGGCAACGTGGACGATTGCATCCTGCTCCTGTCCAGCGCCGACAAGATCAAGCTGACCGGGATGTACGAAGGCCAGACCGGCTACCTGATGCCCACCTCCCGTACCATCGGCGGTGCGAACATCATCGAGTTGGTCACCGACTTCGGCAACGTGGATGTGGTCATGTCCCCGCATCTCAGCGCCGGTGAAGTCCTGTGCTTCAACCCCCGTGTGTGCGCTCCTGTGGAGATGAATGTTCCCGGCAAGGGCAACTTCTTCTATGAGGAACTCGCCAAGACGGGCGCTGCCGAGAAGGGTCAGATCTTCGGTCAGATCGGTCTCGACTTCGGGCCTGAGTGGTTCCACGGCAAGCTGGCTGCTGCTTCCTAAGGCAGCTTAACAAACGTACCAAGAGAGGAGCGCTTCTATGACAAGAGATGAAGCAATCAGCAAGATCGTAAACGAAGTGGTGGCCTTCTGCGACCTCACCAGCGCAAGCGAGTCGAGGTTAGCCGCTATGGCGGGTCACTACTACGATATGGCAGCTGGGTTCACCGGCTTCAGCATCCTCCCGGATTCGCTCCTCTCGTTCGTTACCACCGCCGTCATTCGTGCGTGGCAGCGGCGTGGGGCCGAGGCGGTATCTTCCTTCGCTGGCATCAGCGTACATGAGACCTACATCGACATCGAGCAGGATCTCAAGAAGCAGTTGCGGAAGATGAAATGCCCCTCCTCCCCCGTGGTCATTCCTGAGCCTGAGCCTGAGCCTGACCCGGAGGAAGAAAATGCGTGAGGAACTGAAGAGCGATATCTGGGTAGTATCCCCAAGCAAGGTCAAGGACAATCTGAACCAAGTCCACATCACCGGCTACGGCAACCTCCGCAAGTACCGGGGGCTGTTCGTCTCCGGGAATGAGGGCCTTGACATGGAGAAGTACGGCCTCCTGCCTACCACCCGTGTCCAAGTCCTGTTCACGGAAGAGCCTGTGGACGAGGTCATCGATGTGGAGGACGGCCTGTATCTGTCGGAGCCTACCGCAGACAGCCGTGGCCTCTACCCTGACCCGGATTTCCTTGTCGAGCATAAGCACACGTTCCGTCACATCCGTATCTACACGGCGAGACAGAAGGTGATGTTCTGATGCTCTATGCAGGAATAGTTGCAAAGTACAAGGGCGCTCGGTTCGATGTTGTCCGTACGGCCCTCCCGGAGATGGTTGCTGAAGGTCTGAAAGACGGCGGCGAAGTAATCCGCATGAGGGCCATGAGCAACATCCTCAACGAGGGGCACGGACTCACCGGGGCGCTGGCGAACAGCCTACACTACAAGGCTGGGCGTGTCGGCCCCAACAAGGTGAGGGGTTATGTCAGAACCGGGGCGCTGCCTCAGGCCAAGACTCTGGAGTTTGGTACTGGTATCTACTCCACGCAAGGCACGGGTTCGCCTCCTTGGTTCGTCCACGAAGACATGGCCCCCGACCTCGCCTTGTATTTCAGCAAGTTCAAGCGAGAGATGCCGAACGGCACACTCAAAGAGACCCCGTTCTACTATCTGGTCGGCACACAGCCGCACCCGTATCTGAAACCGGCGGCTACCGCAACGAAGGATGAAGTCAACGAGGCCGTCAGGACGGCGGTCAGAAAAGGATTGCAAGGAGTACTTCCATGAGATTTAACGAGACAGAAGTTTTGAAAGATGCTCTTGAGTATCTGGACAGCAAGCTGGAAGGCGTGTACGTGGCCCCAGAGTCGCAGGACACCGAGGCCGTGTTCCCGTGTGTTCTCGTTGCTCTGAAGTCATCCCCCGCCGTTGTGGCCCTCAATGAGACCATCTTGAACGAGGTGGTTGTGCAATGCACCATCTTCGCTGACACCGTGTACGATGCCGAGGCCCCGGCAGACGAGACTTCCGAAGAGGAACCCGTCATTGACCGGCGTGGCGTTATGTCCATCCTCGACACGCTGAACGATGCGATGGAAGAGAAGCACTACCGGCGGCAGAACTCCACAAAACCGGCTTTCCATTCTCAGAGTGGGCGCTGGTATAAGAATATCTGGTACGCAAAGAAAACGAACACTTTTTAACGAAAGGAAACATAACCTATGGCAACTTATCAGGCAACTGCCGGTCAGAAACTGTGGTACGCCGCTGCTTCTACGATGGCCTCCAAGGTCGAGATCCCCGGCATCACCAACACCCCCGAAAAGGGCGGCGAACCCGATACTGTCGATGTCTCCATCATCTCCGAGAAGTTTAAGCGTAAGCTGATCGGTCAGCAGGAGCAGGACATCATGACCTATGAGTACGTTCCTGACTTCACCGCTACCACCGGCTCCGTGGCTATTGTCGGCAATCTGCTGGCAGCTGGTGAGCAATGGTTCTATGAGGAGTATGTCGAGGGCACGGACAGCGGCACGAACCACACGCTGGGCGCTGGCATCCTCTACAAGGGCGTTGCGAAGTCCGCTTCTATGGGCGGTCAGAGCGGCGGCGATGCACAGACGGCTTCGTTCTATGTGCAGATGACCGGCAACTCCATCTACGTGGCAAGCGGCGGCACTACGATGACCTACAAGGATCTGTTCAGCGGCGCTGCGGTCACCACCCCCGCCTAACCAACAAACCTAATCGAGAAGGAGGATTCTCTTTATGTTTATGATCGACAACGGCAACCGTAAAATCGAACTCAAGGCATCTGCTGGTGCGTATCGCAAGCTGAAGTTCCTGCTCGGCGTGAGCAATCTGAAGGCGGCGTACTTTGAGGCGTTCCAGAGCGTGGATGTGGACTTCCTGCTTCATGTGGTCGAGTGCTTCGGCAAGATGGAGTATACGGATGCGGAAGCGTTCGTGGATGAAGCCTTTGAGACCGGCAAGATCAACGAGATGTTTACGGAGGTGGCCCAGTTCCTGAACGGCATGGGTTTTTTCGGAGACCTCAATCTCGCCGAGAACGAGAGCGTGATCGACTACTTCAAAAACCCGCTCAACCGGGTGGACATGAACGAGACGATGGCGAGAGCGATGCGGACGGCGCTGGACGAGTCTGTGACCGGGATCGTGAAGGAACAGGTCGAGAAGGAAAACAAGAAGAAATAAACATCGACAAGTTCCTCAAGTCCGTTGACATCGCACGGGATTATGACGATGTGCTGATAGACCTTTTGGAAAAGGCGTGTGCCGCCGGTATGTCCCCGAACACCTTTTGGGAGACGGAGCCAGCGGACACTATCTGCTTCATCAATGCTCAAGCGGAGGAACGGTACAACATAAGCACGGGGCTTGCCCAGAACATCATCGCAAGTCTCAACAATTCACTCAGCAAGCATCCGAAGCGCAACCTCTTCCCGTCCTATGACGAACTGTTGCTACGGCACATGAAGGAGGAACTCAAGAAGGAAATGTCGCAGGAGGAGCGGCTTGAAGCACGGGCCGCAGAACTCCGGGCGAGATTTGCCGGGAAATTCAATACACAATGAGGTAAACACATGGCTCTTACGGTAGAAGAACTGCAAATCGTATTGTCATGCGATGCGACCACAGCCCAGACCGTTCTGAAGCAGATGGAAGCAACCGTGAAAGCCTATACGGATAAGTTCCAAAAGTATTTCAACACAAGCGTAGGGAAAGTGGCCCCGCTCGACAGCGTTGCGAAGCAGATAGACCAAACTGCAAAACGTGTTGAGGATGGGGCCAAAAGGATCAAGAAGGCTTACAAGGACATGAGCGAACCGGCCTACGTTCCTTCTGGCGATAAGTTTGTCGGCAAGGGCGGCGGCATGGGCGATCCGAACTACTTCCGCAATAGCGAAGCGTTCAACATGACATTCGGGAACAGAACCCCGAACAACGGTCTGCTTGAATTCGGCGCTCAGATTCGGGCCGTTCTTGAGAATTCCCTCGGCGGGGTAGATAGCATATCAAAGGCAATGCGGATGAAAATCGGCGATGCCTTGGCAAAGCTTAGAGACCTCGCAAGAGCATATCAGGAAGCCGTGCAGAAAAGCGGCAATGACAGCCCGGAAGCAAGTTCCGCAGAACAGAAGTTCAAGAACGCAATCTACGCCGCAGACAGCTACATTCAAAAGCTTGACAGGGTTGCCGCAAAAGAGCAAGAGGCAGAAGATGCCGCAGCTGAAGCGGCGGCGCAAGAGCCTACTAAGTTCCAAGCGGCCTTGTCTGCGATCAGAACTAAGGCGGCGGCGGTCAGGGATGCCATAAGCCGCATCGGTCATTCCGTCAAGAAGGCATTCCAAGCAACCCTACTTGGTAGGTTTTTGAAGCGGCTTGGCTCCGTTATGATGCGGATGGCTGCCATGAAACTTATCCGTGGCACAATTGACGGTATCAAAAAGGGCCTTGAAGAACTCGCAAAAGTGAGCGAATCGTCTTCCAAGGCCATGAACACCATAAAGGCCGCAAGCGGCTCCATTAAGATGGCCCTCGGTGCGGCGTTGATGCCTGTTGTGAAGGCGCTGGCCCCGGTATTCGTTTCCTTGGCTGGGGCTATATCGGCTGCGGCAAATGCTATCGCCCGTTTCTTCGCTGTTGTCACAGGCCAAGCAACCTATACTGCCGTAAACTTTGGCGGGGCGCTGGACGGCGTTGCATCCTCTGCTGGCGGCGCTGGCAAGGCCGTAAAAGGTGCGCTGGCGGCGTTTGACGAACTGGTTGTCATCGGCAACAAGGCTGGTGGCGGCGGTGGCGGCGGCAGCGGCGTAGAGCAATCTCTCAGTACTGCGGCAGACCTTGCCGCCGTTTCCGAACTTGGCACACGTATTCGTGAGGCCATCCTGCGTGGCGATTGGCGTGATGTTGGAGTCGCTGTTGCCGAAAAGTTTAACGAGGCCATAAATAATTGGGATGCCGCAGAAACCGCACGGAAGATATCCAACGCTATTAAAAACGCCCTTGATACGGCTCTCGGATTCACGGAGACCTTCGATTGGAGATTGCTCGGTCAGAAGATTCGTGAGTGGTTTGAGAACGTAGATTGGAGCGGCATAACCTCCCGTGTGTTTGAGCTGCTCGGCTCGATATTCGGTGGCATCGGGTCTTTCCTCGCCGGTCTGTTGCTCCCTGAGGGCGAATTGACTCTGCAAGGGTTCTTGGATGGCTTGTCGAACTTCGTTGCCAACTTCTACACTTGGATTAAGGACAACATCTTCACCCCGTTCATCAACGGATTCAAAAAGGCATTCGGCATCGCCTCCCCCGCCAAAGAGATGGAAGGCCCCGGCGAGATGGTCGGCGAAGGTATCCTTGTCGGTATCAGCAACGCTCTGAACCGGGTCGATGAGATCTTCACGGCATTCAAGGACATCATCAACGCATCCCTCGGCATCGCTGGTGAGTACGTAGGCGCTTTCTTCACCACGCTTATCGACTTCATTGCGGCCCGTGGCGAGATCATCAGCGGGAACGTGCAGCGGTTCATCTTGAACATCAAAGCATCCGTGCTGGAGGGCCTTGCCGGGTTGGTGGACAACTTGGCGAACGGGCCGATGGGGCGGCTGCTCAACTTGATCGGGGTAGACCTCGCCGGTGCGGCTGAGACTCTTCGTGGCAAGGCGGCTGATGCCCGTGATGCGATTGGCGAGATTGACGATAAGATTGCCGATGCACAGGAACGGGCTTCCAACGGTTTCGATATCAGCGCCAACGTGAACACCACGAAGGTTGACACTCTGAAGACCAAGATCAACGAGGCCAAGAGCGCCATCAGCAGCACCTCTTCCAAGGTAAGCGACTTGAGCAGCAATTTGAACAGCTTGCCGAGTTCCAAGACGGTAGCGGTTACGGTCAAGGTGAACACCAAGGGCGGTACATCCACCAGCAGCAGCGGCGTTACCGTGTCCCGTCCCTCCGTCAACATCAACCTCGACCACCTTGCTATCGGCGGTATCGCATACGGGCCTACTGCGGCCCTCATCGGCGAGTACGCTGGCGCTAAGTCGAACCCTGAGGTTGTCGCTCCGTTGTCTGACTTGGTCGGGATCCTCTCAAAGGCTGGCGCTCCGCAAGGCGGCACATCCGAAGAGGAGATGCGGCTGCTCCGGGAGCAGAACACGCTACTCCGACAGATTGCACAGAAGGAACTGAAACTCTCCCCCTCGACCCAGCTTGGTCAGGTGGTGGAGCGGTCTCGCCAACTGTACGCACGAACCTAAGACTTGGGCCGTTTCCGGTATCCCCGGTGCGGCCCTTTATTTCGATATAGGAGGCCAAAACCTTGGCATACATATATGACGATTCGCAAACGTACACCGGCGAGATCGTAAACTTCACTTCCACGGATAAGGCGAACATCACCTCTGTCTCCGTCCCGCTCACCTACTCCCAAGACCTCCACGGCTACGCAAACCCGTGGCCTGCTGGGGGCGGGAAGAATCTTATTGTACCGCTTGACAAGTCTTTCACGATTAATGGTGTGCCTTGTGTGTGTTCCGCTTCTGCTGAAACTATATCGCTGAAAGGGACGGCAACTGGTAGCGGTGGGCGAACCCAGAAAATGACGAAAGATGTTGTTCTTCCTGCGGGGACATACACGCTGTCGGTTACTGCCGCAAGTGGGACAAGTCAGGCAACGTACATTGTAAACAGAACAGATAACAATACTTATATTTCGAGCACTCAGTTTTCACTTGCGGAAGAGACCTCTGTATATGTCGGTGCAAATGTTATAAATGGCACGGTTTATGATGAGGTTGTTCACATCCAAATCGAATCCGGCTCCACCGCAACCGAATGGACACCCTACGAGAACATCTGCCCCATCAGCGGCAGGACGGGGGTGAATGTGTACAGGACGGGGAAGAATGTTGCAAAACTTGGCTCTACCGTAACGTTATCTGCTTCCATAAAAGACCTTGCTGACAACTCCGTAACTGTTTACAACACAAGCACAGGAGCAGGATACAAATACGCACGGTTATCAGTTCTGCCTGCACAACCATACGAAGGTCAAACCCTGACATTCACAGCAAAGGCAACGGTTGTCACGGGAACGAACACTCCGAGAATCACTTGCAGATTGTACGAATCCGATTACACTACTGCGATTGGGTCAAATTTCTTTGAATTGACGGGTACAACTTTCTCAAGGTCTATCACTCTTCCTGCCACGATACCCGAAGGTGCGGTTCTGTGCCTTAACCTTTATTCAGACAGCGGGGTAGGTGGAGCAAACGAAGTAAACTATTACGATATTCAACTTGAACTTGGCTCCACCGCAACCACCTACGAACCCTATCAAGGCACAACCTACGCCGTGGATTGGTCAACCCAAGCTGGCACGGTCTACGGCGGCACGTTGGATGTGGTCACGGGGCTGCTGACGGTCACGCATGAAAGCGTAAACATTGATGACCTACTGTTTTCCTACGATTCCACCAACAAATATTTCAAGACGGAAATAGAGGATAGAAAAGTAGGAAATTTCGCTTTCTTTGGCAGTAGCGCACTTGCTATATCTCCTACATCCATTTTCGGACAGATGCCAAACTGGAGTTTCGTGGGAGGCAGTAGTAACAAGAACGTATACATAAAATGCTTTGATTATACCGACCCAACAGCGTTCAAAAATGCTCTAAGTGGGCAGACAATTGTCTACGAACTCGCCACCCCGCTCACGTATCAGCTTACGCCGCAGGAGATTGCGGCATTGACCGAGAACTACGTGTGGACAAGCAACGGAGCAAGCATCACCGTGGTTGTGTCCGATGTCCTGCACGATTTCCAAGGCTGGCTGTTGAAGGTCGGTTCTGGCATGACCCTTGTTCCGACCGAGATGATTAAGGCCGAGACCTACAAGGTGTCCCCCAACCAGCGCATGGAGGAAACAGCAGAGCGTGACTCCACCGGCGTTCTGTGGCGGGAAACCGTGCCGAATATGCCGCCCAAGATAGAATTCAACACCCCGGCGGCCTACGATACGGATGTCAACGCCTTGAACGCCATCTTCCGTGCGGCCTACTCCAACGAGCAGGAGCGCAAGCTGACGGTGGCCTTCTATGACCCGGAGGAGAACGTGTACAAGTCTTGGGAGTGCTATATGCCGAACATCGACTTCCCCATCCGCACAATCGACATCGATGCGAAGACCATCTTCTATGACGAGATTCGCTACGCCTTCATCGGCTACTAAGGAGGTACGCTGTGTACCCTGTTTCAGAACGATTTCACCAGCTTGCAAACCTACCGGCTCCCCGGACAAGGTGCAGGATCTACTTCATCCCGGACACCGTGGATTGCACGGATGATGCGGATGTGGTAGCCAACGGCACTCTCCTCGTCCGTGAGTCCAGCGACACGGATTCCGGGCGGCGAATCTCCGGGGACGGCGGTGTGGTCTTCAGCGACCTCTTCAACACCGACACGAACATCATGGTCGGCGCTACGGTATCGAAGCCGGTGCAGCTGACCCTGTTGAACATGGACAACGCCCTGTCCGGGTTCGCCTTCGGTCGGTGCAAGATTTTCGTTGACCTCTATGACCCGGATGCCGGCGAGTGGCTCTCCTGCCCGATGGGCGTGTACATCATCGACTCGCCGTCCAAGCTGAACGCACGGGTTGTCATCGCCAGCGGTTATGACCAGATGCAGTACCTCGACAGGGTGGCAGATGCGTGGTGGAACAACCTCGGTTGGGATTCCGGGGTCACGGTATCAGACCTCATCACCGGCATCGCCTCAGAAGTCGGCGTGTCCTTGAACACAAGCATCTCAGACCGCATCCTCAACGCATCCAAAACCTACACAGCGGCTCCGTTCCAAGTGCGGGAGACAACCTTCCGGGACATCCTCGCCTACCTCGGCGGCGTGACCGGCACGATTGCCTACTTTGACCGTGACGGCGCTCTGGATATGCGCTGGTTCACCTACGCCGTGCGGAACGGCAGGACTTTCTACTACAACACCGACTACCCCGGCAACGGGTGCATGGGCATCAACATTGCAGACTATGCGGTCACGCCCATCGATATGCTTCAGATTCTCGCTGTTGACCCGGCGCTGAATACCTCGGTCGGCAGCGGTGCGAACGTGTACCAGATTGCCGGGAACCCCTTCATCACCGGGGAGGACACGGCAGAAATCAACACGCTCGTCACACCGATCTATGACAGGCTGAAGACCGTTGTCCCCTTCAATCCGATGACCGTTTCGCTGGCGTGTGATTGGTCTATCGAGGCCGGGGATGTCATCTACGTGATAACGAGCAACGAAGGCGTTCTGCTTCCCGTCATGCAACAGACGATGACTTGGCGGGGCGGCAACGTGGTCTCTGAGATGAACTCCAGCGGGGATCAGACCAGACGAGCCATGACCGAGGAAGAGCGGAGCGTGTATAGCAACGCCGTAACGATGCACGAATTTGAGAACACGGCCTCCCAGCTGCGCTCCCTGATTTACGATCTGAGCGGCAACTTCACGCTCATCCAGCAGACGGTCGATTCAATCACTCAGGCGGTCTCCGGGCAAGGCAACCTCATCCAGAGCATCCTCGACCCGAACGGACAGATTTGGACGGCGATCAAAACCAATTCGTCAGATTTGGGCAGTTTGGAAGACTCGCTGAATAAGGAGGTATCGTACCGGCAAAGCTACATCCGCATCAACCCGCTTGAGCCGTCCCTTGTGCTTGGCGTTGATACAGACACCGAAATCAAGCTGAAGTTAGTAAATAATGTAATTTACTTCTTCAACGGAGATGATGATTCGACCGACCTCTCCCTTGCCTACGCCTACTTCAACAGCGAGGAAGGCGGCGCTGACCGATTCGTGGCGAAGGAGTCATTGCAGATCGGCAACGCAGACTCTCAGGCCAGATGGCTCTTGAAAGAGTTGAGCAACGGGGATTTAGTCCTCGATCTTGTGTGAGGTAAACATGGCAGGAATTGTTTACAGAGATGTCTACTCATCGGCGTGGTACGGCTTGTACATAGAGTATCACGCAAACGGCGGGGATACCGTCCCTTCCGGGCAATCCACGTTCAGCTACACATCTGCGGCAAGCGTAACGCTGTTTCTGACGATTTCTTCGACCGTTCCGACCAGAACTGGATACAGATTCCTCGGCTACGCAACATCGGCAGGCGGCTCCGTGCAATACCAGCCGGGACAGACCCTGAGCAAGTACTTCACCCGCAATGCAACATTTGTCCGGGAGGAGGAGACTCAGGAGGGTTCGACCCCTGTCATCACGTCCTACTACACTTGCTCCGACCAAGCGTACACCTACAACCTATACGCCAAGTGGGAAGCGGCTGGCAGTACGGTATCGACAACTGACGGCACTATCGGCACGGCCCAGACCATCAGCATCACGGCAAGCGACCCGTCCTACACGCACACGCTTCGGTACGAATTTGCCGGGGAGGCCGGGACGATAGCAAGCAGCGTGGCATCTTCGTACAGTTGGACACCGGCCCTGACTATGGCCCAGCTTATCCCGGCGGCTGTCAGCGCAACGTGTACCATCTACTGCGACACCTATAGCGGCTCAACGCTCATCGGGACAACGCAGACCACTTGCACTCTGTCCGTACCGTCTACCGTGAAATGCACCGTGGCCTCCGTGGTGCTGGCTGAGACGGTGGCTGGCATCGATTCCAAGTTCCACGCCTTCGTCCAAAACAAGTCGAAGGTCAGCGTGACCGGCACTTTCAATCAGGGCAATGTATCCCCCTCCTACGGGGCAACGGTCAGCGCTGTCTCCGTCAACATCAACGGTCAGGTTCTCACCACCAACGGAGCGGTCACGAACCTCCTCTACACCAGCGGCACGAACAGCTACACGCTGACGATCACCGACACCAGAGGCAGGACGGACAGCTACACCAGCACCTTCAACGTACTGGCCTACACCGCCCCTTCCGCATCCGAGACAGCAGAGCGGAACTCGACAACGAACACCACGATTGATGTCTCCTACGCATGGACGATCTCGGCCTGTTCCGACCTCAATGACAAGGCCATCTCCATCGCATACGGCCCGGTCGGCGGCACACAGACAACGGTCAACATCACCCCGTCTGCCTACTCCGGGACGGGCACGTACTCCATCACCGGCACAGACCCGAACGATACCTATAACGTGACCCTGACCGTGACGGACTACTTCGGCAGCGCAAGCGCCTCCTCCCCCGTCTCCGCTACCGGCAACCGGGTGTACCGGGTCTCCAAGGCCGACAAGAGGATTATCTTCTACAACGGCATCCAGCTTGGCTCCACAACCCTGACAGAGGCCCAGCTGCAAGCACTACTCGGACTCATATGAGGTAAACAAAATGTATTTCATCATCGAAATCCAAGCCAACAAGACCGGCGAACAGGCGGCTATCGCTCCGATTCCCGGCTACACGGACAAGGACAAGGCCATCAGCGCTTTCTACTACAAGCTGGTCTATGCCGCTGACCCTGACCTCTCCAAAGTCGAGAAGCACACGGTCATGCTCATCGATCACTTGGGGCAGACCCTGATGCACAATGTCTTTGAACACGAATTCCCGGCCCCGGAACCCGAACCCGAACCCGAACCTACTCCCGACCCGGAGCCTGAGGAAGATGCTCCCGCCGAAGAGCCTGAGGAGGTAGAAGAAGTCCCCGATGAGGAACCCGTTGAGGAACCCATCGAAGAGCCTGTCGAGGACGAGCCGGTCGATGAAGAACCAATCGAAGAAGGTGAAGAACCGTGACAGTATACATTGGCAACGCCGTAGGCAACGAAAACGGCGAGATCAGCGGCGGTCAGCCCGGAGACCAGACGGGGCGTGAAGTCAAAGTCCAGCCTTGGTATCTGAACAAGAAGGGCTGGGTAATCCTCCGTGCGAAGTCTTCCGCCACGGCAAAGCGGATTGCTGACGATATGCGGATGGCGTGCGAGAATGCGAACATCGGCTATAGCCAGCCACAGCGCAACACTCTGTACAGAGCGGCCTCCCCGTATGACTTTGATTGCGGGAAGGTCGAGACCAAGTGCGAGTGCGATTGCTCCAGCCTTGTCCGGGTGTGTGTGGCCTACGCTGGCATCAAGACCCGTGACTTCAACTCGGCCTCCGGGCCATCAAGACTCCTCGCCACCGGCGAATTCGTTGAACTGACGGACGAGAACCACACAACCACAAGCGAATTCCTGTGCGAGGGCGATATCCTGTGTACGAAGGTGAAGGGCCATATGGCGGTGGCGATGAATGACGGCCCCAAGGCAGACCGTGACCCGGAACCCGTTCCCCCTATTCCCCCGGAGCCTACGCATAAGGAAGTCGAAGTCATTGGCGGCTCGGTGAATGTTCGTACTTCCGACAGCACGAAGGGCAGGATCCTTTTCACCGCCCACCGGGGAGACCGTTTCCCGTTCGTGGCTGTTGCTCCGAGCGGTTGGTACGAAATCGAGACTAAGAAGGGCACGGGGTACATCACGAACTTGCCGAAATACACAAAGTTGGTGGAAGTATGAACGGTATATTAATTGCTTGCGGTGGTGCGCTGATTGCCGCCATCGTGTCACTCATCCAGCTGTTCGCACAGCGGAAGTGGCAAAAGCAGGACAGGACGGCAGACCGCATCACCGAATTGTCCGGGAAGGTTAATGATGTGCAGACCACTTTAGATGCCCACATCAAAGCTGATGCCGAAAACGATGCCAAACAGGCACGTAGACGCATCATATCTTTCTCGGATGAATGTAGGCGTGGTCTCCAACACTCAGAAGAGCATTTCACAAGCATCTTGGATGATATCACAGACTACAAGTACTACTGTGAACACGTTAATCCAAAGTTCAAGAACGAGAAGGCCGTACACAGCATCAAGTTCATTGAGGAAGTGTACGCAAAAGCACAAAAAGAAAACAAATTCATCTAACGGAGGCATCTAATGGAGTATCTTGTTGAAACGAAAAACAACGGGACGCATTGCGTGTTCATGGGGCCGTCCAGCGCCACTAAGCCCACTTCCGGGTTCAAGAGCGGTGTGTGGGTGGAGTCTGACACCGGCGATACGTATTTCTTTACCGGCTCGGAGTGGGTGAAACAGTTCAGCTTCCAAGCCTAAAAAGGGGTGATAACCATGAAACAATGGTCTACCCTTGAAAAACTGATATGGATCTTCCACCGCATCAAAGGCGGCGCAAGTGCCATCATCGAAACGATAACAGGCAACCTGCCGCTCGTCCTGCAGAACGCCATCCAGCATGCAATCAAAAGTTTGACCCGTTACGGCCTCTGCACACAGGACGGTACGCCCACGCCCGAAGCGCCCGTGGACATCATGTGCAACAACGGCGCGCTCAAATGGGATAGCGTCAATCAGCGTGTATACGCAGACGGCACTCCCGAAGTGCTGATGGTGAGCGGGCCGAACCTGCTGAACCCCGCCACGAACATCACGGGTAAATACATCACCAAAAGCGGCGGTATTAGCAACGGGGATGATGCACAGTACACCGACCTGATTCCTGTCAATGCCGGGGAAACCTACGTGTGCAGTTTCGTCAGCGGTAGGAATAGCGGAAGCGACAGGTGGCACGGCTACGATGCAAACGGCGGGTGGGTGAAGCAACTCGCAAACGTAAGCGCAAGCGGAATGCAAGGGGCAAAGCTAACTATGCTTGCTACGATTGATTCCGGCATATCCTACGTGCGGTTGTCCTATGGCCTTGACGATACCGAGGCGATGATTGAAGGAATTATATCGGACAGCATAGCCGATAAATTCTATGAAGGTAGGATGAGTGCCTCAAAAGGGTGGTTGGCGAGTCTAACCGAGATACAATCCCCGTATACTTCGTCTTCTTCTAACCGTTGCCCCGCGACAATGTACAGCGTTATACCAGGCAGAGCTTACGTCGTTAAGAATAACGTTCCTCCGGCAGAGGAAATGTTTACTGGATTCTATGCAAGTATTGACGATGTAACGGACGCATCAAAATCAGTAGGCAACGCATACGGGTCTTCGTTTGTCGCTCCTGCTGGTGCAAACTATGCTGTTACGGCATATCTAAAGCAAATATCCGGCACAACGTATACGTTCGACAAGCCTATGGTTTCGGAATCAACCGACTACCAACCCTACGTATCCCCGCAGACCGCCTCTGTTCCGATGCTCCTGTCCGTGGGTGATGTTAAGGACGAGGTGGAACTGATAGCGGGGACGTACACGCACAGGTGCGCGGCGTGCGAGTACGACGGCACGCAGGACGTTGGCGATACATATCTGTCCACAACAGGCGGGAAAGATATAGGGGCGATAATTGTCTATCAGCTTGCGACACCAACCACCAAGCAGATTACTCCACAGGCCCTATCCGCGAACGAGGGAACGAATGTTGTTGACAGCGTGGCGAATGTAAGTCCGTTGGAGGCCGAGGTGAAGTACATGACGGCATCGGCACAGGATGTGTTGTCTAAGCTGTTGGGCATGAAGGTCACGAAGAATGACATTTCAACGCAGGATGCAGAGAAAATGATTGACATTATCACCGGGGAGGATAACAAATGATTACCATTGAACACGCCCGGCATCTCCGGGCCATGATTGAAAAGGCGGCGAACAGCCTCACGGACAACGAGGCGTTGCAAGCTGTCGAACTGTTCCGCCGCTGGGCGGTTGGCGTGGACTATGCCGTGGATGATCGCATCTGCTACGGAGAGAAACTGTACAAGGTGGTACAGGCGCACAAGTCGCAGGAGGATTGGACTCCCGATGTTACTCCTGCCCTGTTCGTTGAGGTGGCGAAACCCGGCGAAATCCCTGTTTGGGTGCAACCGACAGGGGCGCAGGATGCCTACATGACAGGGGACAAGGTGCATTATCCCGATGCGGACTCGCCTGTCTACGAATCACTTATCGACAACAATGTGTGGTCACCTATCGACTACCAGCAAGGTTGGGAACTGAAAGGAGAATAAAATGGAAAACAAAACGTTCGACATTCTGAGAACCATCTGCGAAATCGTCCTCCCCGCCGTGAGTGCGGCGTACTTCTCTCTGTCTGAGATTTGGGGATTGCCTATCCCTGAGAAAATCTGTGGAACGATTGCTGTGCTGATTACGTTCATCGGTGCTTTCATCAACGTGAAGCGCAAGCAGTACAATGATGCTCTCTGACTTTGAGCCGATCATCTTCAACGCCCCACGGGAGGCGAAGGAGATAGTCCTCCATTTCATCCATGACCCGCACTACGGCAACGAGTGCTTCGACAAGGCACGGTGGGAACGCATCGTGAAGGATGTCCAGCAGGACGGGCACTACTACATTCTGATAGGGGACTTGATCGAGAACGCCACGGTAGGCAGTAAGTCCGACACCCTCTATCAAACGTGTCCTCCGCTGGAGCAGCGTGAGTGGGCGGTCGAGCAGATAAAGCGCATGGGCGTGGACAAGTGTATCGGCCTGACAGACGGCAACCATGAGCGCCGGTCGAAGAAGGATGTGGGCGTTTTTGTGGGATTCGACATCGCCCTATTGAGCGGCATCGAGAAGCGCTACCGGCCCCACTTCCTGTTCATCGATCTCGGTGTTGGTGTGCGGCTCCGCTCGTCCAGCACGGGCAAGGCCCAAAACAGATACACCATCTTCGCCGTCCACAAGGCCAAGAACATGAAGCACTTCTGCTCCAGCGACTATGTTGACGGGTGTGATGTCTTCGCCTTCGGGCATGACCACGATCCGATGAGCCATCCGAGGGCCAGCCTTCGCTACAATCCAACGAGGAAGACCCTGTCTGTCGGCGTGACCCGTGTTGTGAATTGCGGCTCCAATTTGCAGTACGGCGGCTACGCTGTTGACAACGCATACCGGCCCAACGCCCTTGTCGAGTACAAAGTCCACCTCTCTGGCACAGAAAAAGAGACATGGGTTGAGGAGCGCTGAAACAAAAAATAGACCATCCGATGGGTACGCCCCACCGGGTGGCCTTTTTTAGTTTTGGGGAATTACATCCTCTCCACGATCCGCTTGACCCTCTTCTGCACCGCCGATCGGCTCGGTAGGCCCATCTCCTGTGCGATGAACCCGTTGTTGGCTCCCCGGATGTACTTGAGGAGCAGCACCAGCTTGTCCCGCTGTGAGATCCCGGTCGAATCGTTGATGAAGGACTTGACATCCCGCATCCTGTTCTGGACATCCCATATCAGGGAATCCACCTCGTCAATGTTCTCGACCAGCTGGGCGGCGGCGTTCCCGGTGGGGTCTCCGATGCTCCCGTTCTTCGGCGGCAGACCCATGTCGGTGGACAGGCGCTTGAGGTCTCTCAGTTCGTCACGCTCCACTTGCAAGCAGAGCAACACATCCTTCAAACTGCGGTACGATTCCAGCACCGCAAACTTCTCTTCTAAGGTCAAATTCGATACGCCCCCTTTATAAGCGATTTAAGGCACATTTGGTGCTTTGTAAGGTATTTATACTCGGAGACCCCGAAGTGGCCCTCCACGGCCCTCTCAGGGCCTCACACGCCTATTCTAAATCCTTATACCATCCATAAGACAATCTGCCGGTGTCCTTCTGTCTCAGAACCTGCACGGAACCGTAGTTGATTCCGATCTCCATCCCGGCATTGTGGAGTTCCCCGCCGGGGTCGAGCCAGAGGAAGCCGCCCTTGTTGGGGACGGTGATGATGACACACCCGGAGAAGGTGGTCTCTTGGTCGAACTGCTCAAGATTCTCTACTTTCATCCTGCGGCCTCTCATACGTACTCTCATCGAAAACCACCCAGCCGACATGGCCTACCTTAACCCGGCTGTCGCACCACATCTTCACACCCATCTGACGGAGCCGCCAGTTAAGGGACACATCCTCACCGAGACCTTGAAGCGGGTTGAACGGGGCGGTCTTGAACTCCTTCCCCACTTGCTTCAGAAGGTCGGTCTTCATCAGGCAAGCACCGAGGCCGCTACCGGCGATCTCAAACACGCTGTCCTGCGGGTAGTCGAGGTACGGGTGGCAACCGCACATCACGCCGCCCTCAGGCCGCTCCTGCCACTCGATCTCCTTGTATATGACGGGCTGGGACGGGAACTGCCGGGTGAAGGCCAGAGCGGTCACGTAGTCCTTTCCGTGCCGAGCATCCTCCAGCAGCCGGTGGATGATGTCTGTCTCAAAGGTCTGGTCGGAGTCCAGCCACATGATGTAGTCGAACCCGCCTTGGATCGCCTTCAGCGCCATGTTGTTACGGGCCTTGTACACCAGCGACCCGGACTCCATCGTGATCCTGCCGCCGGGGGTAGTGTCCAGCGTGACGAAGCTTGCCATGAACTCGACCGGCACATGGCTCATGCACGGGACGGCGATCAGCACGGACGGTGGTGTCGGTGTCTTCAGCTTAACTTTACTCATACTTCCTCCTTCAAAATCTCCTGCCCTTCACACATCCATGAAAATGAAGTGTAGAATATCGGGCAGTAATCTTTGTTTGGGCAATTGTCGCACCATTCCGGCATAGGCTCATTTGTTGGCATCTGCGTCCTCCTTCGGCGGCTCTGGTAGGGGCATCCATGCGACTGGTTTTATGCCGCCATACCATCTGCCGTCTTCGAAATCAAGCGAATATACTGTGCCCATTTTACCTGTTATCAAATACCGTCCATCTGCTTTCGGGTTCTCATCACTGCACGGAATCCACTGCTGTTCTGGCTGTGCGGATGGCAACTGCTGTATAGAGTTAAGTATTTCTCTTGCTTCACCTCTTCTTTGGAGAAGTCTTT